GAAAATGCTTGTGAATCTAAGTCATAATCTGTTAGATTTTCCATTACACGTGAAATGCTTTGACCTGAACCATCTGTCTCAGAAGAAGTTAAATCAAATGTTAATGTATTATCAGGCAATGTAGTAAATGAAAATGTACGTCCATCAGAATCTCCTTGTGCAACAACTGCTTCAACTGCTGTAATAGAATTAAAAGCAGTAGCAGGGTTTTGAGTATTATTTAGCAGTCCTACATACGTGCCTTCAAATTGAGCGTTATTAGCTAACTGAGTTTTATTTAAAACAATGATACCAGCTTTACCAATATTAGCTACAGTATCAATGCTATTAGCGTTAAGAGAAGCAGTGTCAGCCCAAGTATAACCAGAACCATCAAGTATACCTAAATATTGAGCTTCGGTTAATTCAAAATGAACGGGGTGACCAATTACATATACTGCTGAACTGCTTTGAGAAAGTGTACTAGGACTATTATGAGCTCTACCAGGTTTAAACGCTTGAACTGGGTAAGCTAATGCTGAATACTTAGATCCAAATCCATCTCCTGTACCTGTACCATATGGCAATCTACCAGCGTAAACAGTAGCAGGTGAGTTAAGTAATTCGGATAAAGTGTAGTGAAAATATTTCTCTGCTGCATTAGTAGGAGGACCATAGATTTGAACTAATTCTTGCTTAGTTGTAATAAGCAAAACTTCATCGATGGGACCCTGTTGAGCAAAACCGGTAACATATATGTTTGTTCCGGCCGGTGCAGGTGTTGTAAAGGAAAGATCAGATTCTCTTATTTCTACTCCAGGTGAGTTAATAGTACGCTGTGCCATAAAATTATTTATCCTATTTTAGGTTAATAATTTCAAAAATTGATAACTTCTGTGTGTAATTGTGAGTAAACAAATGTGAATCCTGATGTAATTTCATCTGCATCTGTATAACTGTAGTTTATAGCGTCAACTGTAGTAGGAAATGCTTTAGTATAAGTAAATTTGATCCGGTTATTATTAAACTCATCTTTACCATAAATGGTCAAATCAGTCTGATAATCCTGAAAATCAGGAAAGTTTTCGTTTACTTCGCGAGCATTATATCTTCCATCGTATTGATCATGAAGTAAATTAAGCCAAGAGTATATAGCATAGTAATTTTTATACTCATTATCTATCTTAAATCCTATAGTTACTGGAGGATAAGCATTTTTTGAATGAGATGATACATATAAAGTATTACCAGCGTATCTATTTTCTACTGCAGGTACGTTAACTTCCGGTACAGCAGCTCCAAATATTGAAAATTGTACTGAGTCTGGAATTAAACTATCATTAGTTTGATTAAACTTTTTACTAAATTCTTTTAAAATTGGTGGTATATCAAAAACTAATAAAAACTTATCAGCTCTAGATTTGTTCAGCATTGACTGCTGCATAGTATTCCTTGCCATGTATATATTTATAGCTGCTTCGGTATACCCGCTTGCCAATTATCTTGAGGATTTTCACCTAAGAACATAAATCCTGCAGATCTTAAATCATCCATATCATCTGATACTTCATCACCCATACCAAATACTACTGCGGATACATTATTTGATCCTATACCAGTAATTTCTTCATCAAGATATATAGAAGTAGGATCTTCAAAATATTGAATACCAAAGTCCATAGGCTCAATAACTGAAGGTTTGCCCATATCATCTACTTCTACTATATCAAAGAATCTTTCAGTAATCTCTTTCTCAAGAATAAACAATCCATATAACATAGCCATGACTCTGTCATCATGAAACCCTGCTCTAGCTTTCCAAGTACCATTAGGGTAACGAACAAAGTTTCTTAGTTCAGTTACTGTATCTTCTTCTCTTACAGTTACTACTCTAACTTCATTCATAAAGTATCTCATATTAAGAACCCCTTTATATTTTGAATTTGTATGAGCGATCATACCTCTCATTACATTTCTTCTATGAGCATTTTTATTACCATATGATACTATCTTATCATAACCTAAATCTTCTGCTAACCTATCCACTACCTGTGCGCCACAATTGTTTCTCTCTATGAGAGCCAAGGGAGACCCCCAGTTACGTAAAATTTTGTATAATCTATTAGTAAACTCTAAAGGCGGGATCTTATTGTTTCTATAGACAGCTACTTGCTTAATATCTTTAATATCTGTTATGTCTAAAATCTGAATAACAGATGAATCTACTCCTACTCCTTCCGATATATCTACTCCTGCTACATATACTTTACTTTCATCTGGCTCTTCCCATATTTTATAATGACCTTCATCTAATATAATTTTAGGTTCTGTTACCTTAGACATCATCTCCTCAAATAGATCATCATCGAGAGTAGATTCTCCTGAGTGTATAAACTCACATTCAAATTCTTGTAACCAAGCTTCTGATGATCCAATCGCTGTTTTAGTAGCTTGAGCCCATTCTTGATCTCTACCAGGTACTTCATCCCATTTAATCTTATCATGAGCCCATCCATTATCACCTTCTATAGCACCTGTATAAAGTTTATAGAATAAGTTAGCTGTACCATTAGATGTAGAGCAAACAAATACTTTAGATTTTTTAGAAGAAGTAATGATAGGAAAGACTGACTTCCAGAACTCTTCTACTAAATGAGGTTCGATGAATGCCATCTCGTCAATAACTAGACAGTTAACAGATTGACCTCGAGCAGCTGTACCAGTTGTAGTTGTAATACCTATACGACTACCATTCTCTAAGGTCATAGATGTCTTAGCATATTCCTTTACAGGAGGTTTTAACCAGTTAGGTAACTCTTCGTAAGCCATTCTAACCCTCTGAAATATCTCAATGGCAGTAGCCTCTTTGTTTGCTACTAAAAGTATACGTTGATCATTATTAAAGCATGCTTGCCATAAAATATAGATCGTCATCATAGTAGACTTACCTATCTGTCTCGAAGCTAATAAACAAAAGAAGCGATTATCTCTCATCTTTCTTAAAGCTCTCTTTTGCGCTTTATAAAGCTGAATCTTCTCTTTACCGCGATCCAAGTTAATAATATGAAAGAAGTTTTCAGCAAAGTATAGTATGTTACTACTTGCTTTTTTAAGGTCTTTTACTTGTTCTTTAGTATATTCACCCTTCCAGTTAACGTTGGGTAAATTTTTATTACCCATATAGAACATATTATCTTGTCTAGCCACAGAAATATTTAGTAAGGAGCATAAATAATTACATGTCAAAAGGAAAAGACTTTATGTCATTAGGTGAAGCATATAAAGATGTCTTCAATCAAGTAGTTGTTAACGAGGATGTTCCAGCCGGAACTACTGGAGAAGCTCCTCTTATTAAAGGAGGTCCTGAGGAAGAAGGAGGATTTCGAAAGCCACTCGTTGACTTAGATAATATGTCTGATAAGGATAAAAAAGACAATATCTATAATATTAAAGGATATTCATATGGAGATGGAAATGATCCAGTTGATTGTCAAGAGCCTAAGCCAACAGGTCCAACTTATGGGCAAGTAGCTACTACTGGTGCTGTAGGTCCTGAAGAAGATGAGGAAGATAAAGTAAAGAACAAGAAAAAAGCAGATCTTAATAAAGATGGTAAGCTTTCAGAGTATGAGAAGGCAAGAGGAAAAGCTATAGAAGATGCAATGGATGATGATAAAAAAGAAGAAGATGAAGAAATTTTAGGAGAACACGAGAAAATTGCACAAGATGGCCTAAATAATTTTATGAGCAAACCTTCCGTATTTGATAAACTTTATAATAAAGTAATGGTTAACGAAAACTTCGGTGAATTTGAAGATGCCGAGGATATGTCTGAAATTGAAGCCCTTGGAATCGAAACTGATGACGACGGTGGTGATGGAGGCGATCTTACTGTTACTATTCCAAAAGATGTAGCTGAAAAGCTTCATGAAGTATTAATGGCAGCTATGGGAGGCGATGACGAGCCCGATGAGGATTTTGAAGCTCCTGTATCTTATGAAGAAGATGAAGAAGCAGTTGATCCTGGTTCTGAGCTTCATCACACAGTTAATATGGGTCATGGAGGAAAGAACAAAGTGGGTAACTTAAAGACTAAAGGAGCTGCTAAAGATAAGACAGCTTCAGGAACAGTTGATCCAGGTTCTGAGCTTCATCACAATGTAAATATGGGAACAGGAGGAAGCAATAAGGTTGGTGATCTTAAGACTGGCCAAGGTGCATTCGAATAAAAAAAGCTCAATAATTAAATTAAAAGAGCCCGTAGAGTAGACCTCTTCGGGCTTTTTTAATAAATATAAGTGTGAAGATCTACAACAAAACTCTAAATAAAAAGTTTTGGTCTGATGATAGCTTTGATCCTGAGATAAGGCAAAAATTATTAGCTATCACTTCAGATTTTATAAACGAGTTAGAACTAGATAACGTAAAAATTCATGATGTTACTTTAACAGGTAGTAATAGTAATTACAATTATAATGACTTTTCTGACTTAGATGTACATGTTCTAATTGATTATAAAGATATTAATGAAGACGAAGATTTAGTTAAAGATGCATTAGATGGTAAGAGATTTATATGGAATCAAAGACATAATATAAACTTTAGAGGACATGACGTTGAGATGTATGTACAGGATAAAGACGAACCTCATACAGCATCAGGTTTATATTCTATTCAAGATGATAGCTGGCTAACTAAACCTTCTTATGATCCACCTTCCGTAGACCTGAAAGATGTTTATAAGAAAGCTAATGCTTTTGTAAAAGATACTCAGATACTAGAAGAAAAGTTAAGTGAAGTAAAGGGTAAAGAAGCTAGGGAGCTTAATGATGTAGCAAAGAAGTTAAAGGGTAAGATCTCTAAGATGAGAAAGAGAGGTCTTGAAAGAGAAGGAGAGTTTAGTATCGAAAATTTAGCATTTAAAGTCTTACGTAATACTAAAGTGATTGAAAATCTGATTGATCTTATAGCCAGATCATATGATAAGATCTATATGGAAAACTTTAAGACATTTTTTGAATATTATCAAGGGGAAGATCTTCTTAATCCTCATATGAGAACGGGTAAGAATATTAATAGAGTTGGATTGCATAAAAAACATCTTAACACTTTACCTAAAAAGTATAATCATAAATGTCCTCATGTTAATAATCTTCTAAACGGAGCTGCTAGTCAAATAAAACTTATGGGTGTACCTTTGTTTAATACTCTAAATACTTATGGTGTTCAATATTTACCAGGTCAAACTAAAATATTAGGTAACTCTGGTGTAGAAGTAAAAATGTTTGAAGACGAAGAAGGTAACCAATGTGGAATGTTAGCCAAAAGATGATATGTCTGTATGTAACGAAAATAGATTAAACTGTACCCCTGAAGAAGTATTAGCTGCTACTGCTATTCCTTCTTGTGGTCAGTTAGTTAATCCATCTAATTTACAAGCAGAACAATTAGTCTTCGATCAAGCATATAATGATCTTATTAACAACTTTGGTATACCTGTTGATTATTATATAAACACTTTTAATTTATCAGCTGCTGATCTACTTTATGGAGAAGATTCAGTTAAGCAGTATCAAGGCCCTCTTTCAGGAGTACAAATGTATGTAGAGTTAAATGACGATGCAGTTAACTTAACTAAGTTTGGTTTCGACCCCGGTGATGAATTTACAGCTTATGTCCATATTAGTACCTTTCATTCTGCTGCTTCTGCTTACTTCGATTATTCTTCTGTTGGTCAATCGATAGAACCTAAAGCAGGTGATGTAATTGATTTAACTGTATTAGGTTGTGATAGACCTAATGGAAGAGGATCAGTTAAATACGAAATAACTGAAAGAATGGATCAAGATATATCTACTCTTAATCCTATCTTAGGTCATTACGTTTATAGATTAAGAGGTAAGAGATTAGACTTTACCTTCCAGAATGGTTTATCAAGCGAGAAGGTTAATGAGCAAGTCTTTGATAATTCGTTTAGTGGAGTGTTATCATCTACTCTTACTGATCAACTTACATCTAAGGGTAAGAGTTATCCTACTGAAGAAAATCCATATGATATAGATAACGTATCTAAGTCAGATGTTATGGATATGGATGTTAATGATACTGATATATACGGATCTTATTACTGATCTATTGCTTCGACTGCTGTAACAATCTCTTTAGCATCGTGTATATCATTAAGATTTGAATAAGGACACTCGTAAATCGTTCCAGTAAAGTTATAGTCAAACAGATATGAATCAATATGACCATCGAGAAACTCTTTCTTTGGACCAATGTTCTTATGAAGATCATATCCAAATATCTTAGGTTGTGTTGCAACCCAAGCAACAGTTGACTTACGACCTAAAGCTGCAGCAGCATGCTGAAGCGAGGAATCAATAAACAATCTTTTCTCAGCAGCTGCTGTCATAGCAAAGAGAGCCTTCTTTCCGATCGTCTTATCAAATCTATGAGCGTTTTGTAATTTAGGGTGAAACTCATAACATACATGGATTACATTATATTTCTGAGCTAG